TTTTAAATGAAACAGTTTAAACAATTTAGAACTAGAACAGTTCTTGATGATGTATGTGAAATCCATGGGTGCCATCTTTGGTCTGTTAAGATTCCTATCAAGGGCAATGTTGAGGAAATCAGTCAATGTCCTGAATGCGAGAAAGAGAACATTCGTCTCTTTGAAAAGCAGTTGAATATAGAATCCGAGGTAAAGAGTAAGCTATCGGATACTTACGAGGTCTTTGCTCGTGATAGTATCGTTTCAAGTAAGCTTGCTAGCAAGTCACTTCATGACTATGAGATTCAGGTTGATATTGATGAAAAGGCTATGAATTTTGTGAAGCGGTTGGAACGTGAATATGCCAAAGGAAGAACAGGAAACGCAATTATTACTGGTCCTTCAGGAGTTGGTAAGAGCCATCTAACCTATGGATTTGCTCGTTTTATCAATGAGCAATTCAAGTCCTATGATGAACCTAAAAGCGTACTCTTTGTTTCAGTTGTGGCTTTATTCGACAAGATTCGAGAAAGCTTTGAGTTTGATAATGGTTATTCAGAAGCTAAGATGGTTAAGTTGCTATCAGAAGTAGACTTCCTATTTTTAGATGATCTTGGGAAAGAAAGTCGTAAAGCTGATACAAAGCGAAACGAATGGGCACATCAAATTTTATTCAAGATTTTGGATAATCGAACAAATACCATTATCAATACGAATTTGAGCAGTGAAGAGATTAAAGAGCTTTATTCGGATGATTTTGGGAATGGTGCTCTCTCTAGTCGAATTTTTGAAGGAGCAACAGGAAAATGTTTTGTATATCCATCCAGTATGAAGGATAGGAGATACTAATGTTAAATCTTTACTTTGTCTATAACGGGCACTGTCAATTCTTCCTTGGGACCTTTAATAACGTTGATGATCTCATTGAACGGATGGAAGACCATCAATGGGCACATTCTGGAATAACTAGACCACATTTTGTAAAACATATCAAGAAGGACAGCGTTAGATTTGATTATGGCGCAAGGGATTGCTACTACCTGGCAATCAAATAGGAGGTAAGAATGATTAATAATGTAACACTTGTAGGACGATTAACACGAGACCCTGAATTAAGATATACACCATCAAATATTGCAATTACGACATTCAACATGGCAGTCAATCGTAATTTTAAGAACCAAGCAGGTGATCGTGAAGCTGATTTTATTAATTGCATGATTTGGCGCCAGCAGGCTGAAAATTTTGCAAACTGGTGTAAAAAAGGGAATCTTGTAGGAATTACTGGCCGTATCCAAACTCGTAGTTATGAAAATCAACAAGGTCAACGTGTCTATGTAACAGAAGTCGTAGCAGATACATTCCAATTACTAGAAAAACGTGACAACACAGCAAACCAGTCAAACATTGAAGAGCAGATGCCAGCAAGTTTCGGAGCCACAAACCCTTTGGATATTTCAGATGACGATATGCCATTTTAGGTGATTTATATGAATGATTACTTAAAGAAGCAGCTAATTGAAGGCTATGAGCGAGAGATTGAGAAAGCAGAAGCACACATATCAGAATTAACTGAACCATGTGTTAAATCTCTTGCACATTCACGGGCAGAAGAACGTGGATACTGGAAAAAACGAGTGAAGGAATACGAAAGTAAAATCAAGGAGTTAAAGAATGAATAAGAAAGAATTGATTGAAAAAATAGAATCTTTACCAGACAATATCGGTCTTATCAGACCACATATTGACAAGAAATTAGTTTTAGGTCTAGTTAGAGAATTAGACGAACCCGAACAAGTCACAATCCCGCAGTTTGTGGCAGATGTGATTGAAGGTGCAAGAAAACAAAGTGCTGAGTTGGAAGATGCGTTTGAGTATGTTTGGGAAGTAGCCATTGGAGAGTTACGAGAATGGTTTAGAAAACTTGAAAATAGAGACACTTTCGCTCGAGCATGGCTTGACGCCTACGAGATCGAGGGAGAAAAGCGGTATATAATCAAATTAAAAGGGGTCCCAGATGGGGCAAAATTCCTTAAATACGCTAAAGTTACTCAAGAATGGTATTTCGGAATGAAAGAATTTTATAGCGATAGAGAAATTATACACACCCGAAAAGAACTCGAAGAAGCAGGTTTCGGCTGGGTGTTTGTTTGTGAAGGGATTGAAATTGAGGAGGTAACGGAATGATAATATCAGATGAAGAGTGGTTAAAATTCATAAAAGATGGACAAAAATTTGCCTTAGAGATACTTGGAGAAGATTTCAAAAATGATGATGAGGAGGTAACAGAATGACAGTAGAACAATTTCTTCAATCGCTATCCTACCTTATGTGGACTTCATATTGGTCAGTAATTTTTTATAAGTTCTTTTTTAAAGGCAATAAAAATAATAAAGACTGAGGAGGTGGAAGCATGACAGATGTAAAAGATTTTATTTTAGCTATCAATAATTTAAAAATTGATATTATAAACAACTCAGATAACCTAGATAGCTATGATCTAGGAAATATCAAGAACCATGCAAGGTCTTTATATGAAACTCTTGTATGGTTGCAGTATGCGAAGGAAGAGGTGGAGTGATGATTATCAAGGATTACAGATACGAAAATTCAACAGATGGCATTCATTACATAGTTGATGTAGATGGTTACGAATTTGAAGTAAATCATACAAAAACTGATTACGGCAGTGTACAACACGATGACATAGATTATTATTTGGATGAAATTAGCGAATTCGATGTGCAAGAAGCTGAATTAATCGAAGACTTTGTAAGACTCCAAAATTACTTGTTGATGTATGGAGTTGGATTTACTCTTAAAAACGCTGAAGAGGTATAGTGATGGAAGAAATGAAAAGAGATTTTGCAGGTGAGTTGTACAGAAAAGCTTGTGAAATTGCAGAATTTTATGAAGAACAAATGGATAGTGAAGACGATAACGAGGTCTTTGATATTGAGGAGTGTTTAGTGGAGTTATGTCAGCTAGTTTTTGATGAAATGATTTTTTGTCAAGCGGCAGTGTCGAGAACATACTTCGCAACATTGCCAACAGACAATCCTCATATTATGAGTGAAGCAAGAAAAGAATTGCCTTTTAAACCAAAGCAGGAGATGGAAGAATGAAACGATTCTTAATTGGCTATTGCCTATTAACTACTTGCTTGTTGTTTATGCAGCGGTCGATTATAGACGAGCAGCAGAAACCCTTGCTTGTCTATCATGCAGATAGCAAGTATCAGATTACGGGCAAGGTTGAAGATAAACGAAAAATTGGAAGTCTATTCACTATCACGGTAAACAGCAACGTGTTCGTGGTGAGTGAAGAAAAATATAAAAACATTGAAATAGGAGATGATATTGAATTATGAACACACTAGAAAATGTTAAGCAATGGTTTATTGACCGTGACCTTGAAAACGGTGGACGATTAGACAAGCAGTCACTTAAACTCAGTGAGGAATTCGGTGAGTTATGTGCTGGCTATCTTAAAAAGAATGAGAAAGTTATGAAGGATAGCATCGGAGACTGTGCAGTTGTGATTGTAGGATTAGCATTGCTCATTAAGGAAGACGTGAATCAGATTTTTGAAGAGTCTGATGGTTTACGGAAGAAAGAAATTACAGAAACATTAATCTCAATCAATGCCAATATCAGTGAGTTTCAACTCTCACAAGGATTTGCAAGCAAGGAAATGTGCAGACACAATCTAATACGATGCATTGATTATCTAAAAAATCTTGGATATGATTTTGATAACTGTTTTGAACTGGCTTACCAAGAAATCAAAGACCGTAAAGGTAGATGGATTGATGGTAGTTTCGTGAAATGGGAGGACTTGCCAGATGAATCCAAGTTTTAGAGCATGGGACAAGCTAAACAATGAAATGTATGTAGTGGAACAGATTAATTTTGACTGTGGGGAATTTGAGTCTATCGGTTACGGTATCACGAACTTACGTGGAGCGGATAAAATCGAACTCATGCAATCAACAGGACTTTGTGACAAGGAAGGTACAGAAGTTTTTGAAGGTGATATCTTACATCATCAGATACAGACAGAATATACCTTTATTGTCAAATATGACAAAGACAAAGGTCGCTGGTACGGTGATGGTCTAAGTCGTACCTATCGGATTTACATCACAAAGGAATTTCTACCGTATTACAAAGTCATTGGGAACATCTACGAAAATCAGGAACTTCTGGAGGTGGATAATGAGGATTAAAACATCGAATGGTGCAATCATCAACGTTAACAACATAAAACGCAGTATTACGATTGAAGGAATCGAGCTCGGTTCAGATTGTCGTGCTTTGGTATCTAAACATAGAGATGGTACAGGGACTATTACATTAGTCTTTGATGGAAAAGTTATTTAAAAATTAAATAGGCTTAGAAATATTACACGGCATAGAAAAGAGG